TACATGCGCGAGAATGATCCGAGGATGCCTATGTTCAAAGAACGTAAGTCCACGGTCACTTTCGGAAAAGGTACTTAATTTTTTTGGAGTCTTAAATGGCATATCCTACCGTTTCTAAGACGTATGGTCTGAAGCCAATCAACCGATTGGATGGTCTGCCCTACGCCGGAGCGATCCGTCAAATCCCTATTGCAGCTGGCTACGCTACTGCAATTTTCAATGGTGATACTGTTCAGGTAGATACCAATGGTTATTTGATTGCAAACACCACTTCTAATTCTGGCGACAGCATTGGTGTGTTGGTTGGTTGCAGCTACACAAATTCCAGCGGTCAATTTACCAACGGTCAGTACTACCCTGCTGCCCAGTCTACATCTACACAATTGGCCTTTGGCTTTGTTGTGGATGATCCCAATGCGGTCTTCCGTGTTGCAGCTACCAGCGGTCAAACTACCGTGCCTACAGCTTTTAGCCGTGCATTGGTTGGTTCCAACGTTGCGTTGTCTGTTAACACCGGTAGCACCACAACTGGTGATTCGTTCTATGGTATTGACGGCGCGTCCGCTGGTACTACAGCTACGCTTCCTATTCGTGTCGTTGATGTTGTACCTGATACAGCCACTGGCGCAGCTAACGTTGCCGCTACGACTTACTTTGAATTCTTGGTCAAGTTCAACTTGCACCAATACACTGACACCACTGGTGTTTAAGGAGTAACAAATGGCTATTTCACGCGCACAACTGCTCAAAGAATTGCTCCCCGGCTTGAACGCATTGTTCGGTCTTGAGTACGCTAAATACGGCGAAGAGCACAAAGAGATCTACGAAACAGAGTCATCTGAGCGTAGCTTCGAAGAAGAGACAAAGCTTTCTGGTTTCTCTGCTGCACCTGTTAAGAACGAGGGCTCTGCCATCGCTTATGACAACGCACAAGAAGCATGGACTGCACGTTACACCCACGAAACCATTGCGATGGGCTTCTCCATCACTGAGGAAGCTGTGGAAGATAACTTGTATGACAGCTTGTCTTCACGTTATACCAAGGCTCTGGCCCGTGGTATGGCTTACACAAAGCAAGTTAAGGCCGCTTACGTCCTGAACAACGCTTTCACTGGCGGCCCTACATACGGCGACGGTCAAGTGTTGTGCTCAACAGCACACCCCTTGGTTTCCGGTGGCACTAACAGCAACACTCCATCTACCGCTTCTGACCTGAACGAGACTTCTCTTGAGAATGCCGTTATTCAGATCGCTGCTTGGACAGACGAGCGTGGTTTGCTGATCGCCGCTAAGCCCAAGAAGTTGGTTGTTCCTCCTTCATTGATGTTCGTTGCTACCCGCTTGCTCGAGACCGAGTTGCGCGTTGGTACTAACGACAATGACATCAACGCATTGAAGAACAACGGTTCTATTCCTGATGGCTACTGCGTTAACCACTTCTTGACAGACACCAATGCTTGGTTCCTGTTGACTGACGTGCCTAACGGCTTGAAGCACTTCGTCCGTACTCCTATGAGCACTGGAATGGACGGGGATTTTGACACCGGCAACGTGAGATACAAAGCTCGCGAGCGTTATAGCTTCGGCGTTTCTGATCCACTCGGTATTTTTGGCTCTCCCGGAGCCTAATCCATCTGGATTTGATAAGGGGCTTCGGCCCCTTTTCTTTTGTGGTACAATTACCGGTATCGTAACAAAAGGACCGTAAAATGGATACCACAAACCTACCCGCAACCCGAGAAGAAGCTAAGAAAACCGGCAGTAAGTATTATTTCACTGGACAACCCTGCAAACACGGGCACATTGCGGCACGCAAAACCAAGGGGTCCTGCGTCGAGTGCTTGCAAGTCGAATGGGCAAAAGGCAATGTTGAGCGCGCAGAATATTTCAAACAGTACAACCAATCCGATGCCGGGCAAAAAGCTAAACGTGATTACTACGGGCGTAATAAAGAAACCGTTATTGCTCGCGCGCAAGGACGCCCGGATGTTGCCAAAAACCAATATAAACAAAAATACAAGGAAGCCAATCCAGAGTTGTACCGAGAGCTTGTTAGCTTACGCCGTCGTCGCTTTCGTCAAGCCACACCTAAGTGGTTGAGCGCCGAACAAAAAATGGAGATACGTTTGAAGTACCGGCTTGCAATTGAGCTTAGTCGAGCAACCGGCATTCGTCATGCGGTGGATCACGAAATCCCATTGCAAGGTGAAGATGTGTGCGGCTTGCACGTGCCATGGAACCTACGTGTCATTACGCAAGAAGAAAATTTAAAGAAGTCCAACAAACTTGTTGCACCACAAGAATCGTCATGATATATTGCAAATACCCCGGGGTTCCCGGTGCATCAAACTGACCCGGCAGACGACATACCGATTGATGCGCTGATCTTGTATGTAAGGACAATTTATCATGGCATTATCAACCACCCAAAGTATCTGGCGTTCTGGTGGCGGCGATCAAACTCGTACCGCTTATTGTGGCTCCGGCTTAATGGCCGCCCAGTTTTACATTTCCGGCGCTTCTGCTGCTGGTACATCCGCTAAAATTTCTTCAGCCACTGGCGCTCCCGCAGTTGTTTTGCCTGCTGGTGCTATCGTTGTTGAGATCCAAGCTGTTTGCGCTGCCACTGGCGGTACAACTCCCACCTTTGACATGGGCTTCACTTTGTACGGTACTTCTACTGCTACAAACACAGGCTTGGTGTCTGCTGCTGTTGCTACCACAGGCAAGTTAGTAATCAATATGGCTTCAGCTACTGCTGGCGCTAACATGGGCACAACCATGTCTGCAACTAAACTGGTGACTATCACTGGTGGCGGTACTTCTGGCGATGCTCCTACCGGTGGTTCTATCACTGGTACGATTCTGTACTTCGTTGCTGACCCATTGCTTGGCCAACAAAACGATTAATTGATCTAGGGGGCTTCGGCCCCCGTTTTAAAGGAGATTAATTATGGGTATGCAAACCGACGTTAAAGCAGTGCACGTTGAAGCTACAGGCACTATGGTGTCTGGACGCAACAGACTTAAAGGATACCATTGCATTTCTGGTGGTACAGCTGGAGATGTTATCTTCCGTAATGGCGGCGCAAGCGGTACTGTATTGTTGCAGTTTAATATTGGAACTGGAACGCAGCCAATTACCATGCCTATTCCCGGCGAAGGTATTTTGTTTGCAACTAGCATCCATGTGACATTACCTGCAACCGCAAAAATTACGGCGTTCTATGGCTGAAGCAAAACAAGCAGTTCTGGCTGGGCGTAAGCTATTCATAGCTATCCCAGCGTATGACGGTAAGATCAATATCAAACTCGCGTACAACATTGCGGCGTTAATGCCCAAGGCTATGCAGTTTGGTGTTGCCGTCAATATGGGCGATGTATCTGGGTGCTCAATCATCACTATGGCTAGAAACCAATTGGTGCATGAGTTCCTCAAATCCGATGCTACAGAGCTGCTGTTTATTGATTCCGATGTGATTGCTACGGCAGATGACATCTTGCGTTTAATGGCGCAGAGTGGGGGCAAAGACATTACCGCTGGTATGTACCCACGCAGATCCAAGGATCGTAACTTTTTTGCCGATCTGTACTTTGATGAAAACCAAGACCTTGAGTTTGATGGCTCACTGATGCGTTTAAAGCGCGTTGGTACGGGTTTTATGCTGATACAGCGCCATGTCCTAGAGACGATGGTTGTTGCGCATCCTGAGTGGTTCTACGACTTCAAGGGTGAAGATATTTGCAGCGTATTTGATTTTGAAATTAAAGATGGTCACTACCTTGGTGAAGACTATCTGTTCTGTGACCGCGCTGCGGAGCACGGGTTTAAGATCTATGCAGACGTAGACATCAGTCTTCCACACGTTGGCACAGATACATTTGAAAATAACTTCAGAGAAGAGGTCGTAATGCCTTTACTTGAAGCTATCCGTAAGACCAAACTGAAAGTAGCAAATGGCTAAGACACCAGCATGGCAGAGGAAAGAAGGCAAATCGGAGAAGGGCGGCTTGAACGCCAAGGGACGGGCCTCGTACAACAAAGCAAATCCCGGCAAGCCGGGCTTGAAGGCTCCGCAACCCGAGGGCGGCAAACGCCGCGACTCTTTCTGCGCCCGGATGGAAGGCATGAAGAAAAAGCTGACCAGCGCGAAGACGGCCAAAGATCCTGACTCTCGTATTAACAAAAGCCTGCGGGCATGGAACTGCTGATATGAGCGAGTCACACGAAACTGCTAAAAATATTGTCGACGCTTTGTCGATAATGACCGTCGTAGGAACCTTAGTTGAGATGTTGCCGTCTGTAGCCGCCATATTTACAATTGTGTGGACCGGCATCCGCATCTGGGAAACTGAGACTATTAGAAATTTGTTTGGTAGGAAAGGTAAACCCGATGCCGAGTAGTTCCAAAAAACAACACAATTTCATGGCGGCGGTGGCTAACAACCCAGCGTTTGCTAAGAAAGTAGGCGTCCCACAGTCCGTGGGCAAAGACTTTAATCAAGCGGACAAGGGCCGCAAATTTTCTAAAGGTGGCGATATGAAACACGAAGACGTGAAAATGGACAAGAAAATGATGCAGAAGGCCGTGAACAAACACGAAGGCCGTTTGCACAAAGGTCAGCCTATGACCAAGTTGGCTAAAGGCGGCATGGCTCCATCAAAGATGGGCGCGGTGAAGACTGGTAAGACACCTGATGGTATTGCTCAAAAAGGCAAGACTAAGGGCACAATGGTTGCCATGCGTAACGGCGGAAAGTGCTAAATTATGATGGCCAGCCGTGGGATGGGGGATATAGCCCCCAGTAAAATGCCCAAAGGCAAGCGTACAGCTCGCCGTGACGACACTGATTTCACGCAATATGCGGAAGGCGGCAAAGTCAACGCTGCTGGTAACTACACCAAACCCGGTCTTCGCAAGAAGATTGTGTCTCAAGTAAAAGCCGCAGCAACCCACGGTACTGGCGCAGGCCAATGGTCGGCCCGTAAAGCGCAGCTTGTTGCTAAGAAGTACAAGGAAGCCGGTGGAGGGTACAGAGATTGAAAGCTCCTCAGAAATCGCTCAAAGACTGGGGCGACCAGAAGTGGCGCACTAAGTCTGGTAAACCGTCAAGCAAGACGGGTGAGCGATATTTGCCTGAAGCAGCAATTAAATCTTTGTCCCCTCAAGAGTATGCGGCTACGACTAAAGCCAAACGTGCTGGTAAAGCCGCTGGCAAACAGTTTGTAGCCCAACCCAAAAAGATTGCAAAGAAAACGGCAGGATTTAGATGACCACAACTGGCTCAACCCTATTTAACATGGACTTCACGGAGATTGCCGAGGAAGCGTGGGAGCGAGCCGGTCGTGAAATGCGTTCAGGCTATGACCTGCGTACAGCTCGTCGGTCAATGAACTTGATGACTATTGAGTGGCAGTCTAAGGGCATTAACATGTGGACAATGGAGCAGGGGATTATCAACCTGACTCCGGGCTTGGCTACATACGCCCTGCCAACAGATACGATTGATTTGCTGGAGCATGTGATTCGTACCGGATCAAACACTTCTTCTACACAGGCAGACCTGACAATCTCGCGTATTAGTGTTTCTACTTACGCCACTATTCCAAATAAACTTAGCCAAGCTCGCCCAATTCAAGTTTGGATTCAACGCTTGTCTGGAGAAACCAACCCAACAAATTCAGTTCTTGTTGGCGCAATAAGCTCCACAGATACAACAATCACGCTAAACACGGTGGTTGGACTAGCTAACGCTGGCTTTATCCGAATTGGCACTGAAGATATTTACTACACATACGTCACAGGGAATACCCTAGGTGGTGTATTCCGCGGTCAAAACAATACAACCGCAGCAGCTCATAGCGATGGCGATGCTATCTTTGTTCCCCAGCTTCCTGCTGTAACTTTGTGGCCTACCCCTGATAACTCAACGCCCTATCAGTTCGTATACTGGAGACTGCGCAGAGTGCAGGATGCCGGTGCTGGTGTTGAGACAGCAGACATGAACTTCCGTTTCTTGCCTTGTTTAGTGGCTGGCTTGGCTTATCACATTGCCGTTAAAGTGCCGGAGTTGATGCCCCGCATTCAGATGCTTAAGCAGATGTACGACGAAACATTTGAGATCGCGGCTGGTGAAGATCGCGAGAAAGCTCCAGTCAGGTTTGTGCCAAGACAACAGTACATCGGTGGTAGCTACTAATGGGCAATAGGTTTGCATCCGGCAAGATAGCGATTGCTGAATGTGATCGCTGCGGCCAGCAGTACAGATTAAAGCAGCTTAAGACTGAGATCATTAAGCAGCGCAAGTACGAGCTGTTGGTTTGCCCTACATGCTGGGATCCAGATCAGCCGCAGTTAATGTTGGGAACGTTCCCAGTGGATGACCCGCAGGCTCTGCGTAACCCTCGCAAAGACACAACGTATGTGACTTCGGGTGTAAACGCAAACGGTAATTTGTCTGGCGGTTCACGAGACATTCAGTGGGGCTGGTATCCCGTTGGGGGGGCTAGTTTAAATGATGCAGGATTGACACCAAACTACTTGGTGGCAACAACATTTGTTGGTACAGTATCAATATCTTAAGGAGTTAATTATGGCATTCACACGATCAGCAGACGGCATTGCTAAAAAAGGTAAGACCGTTGGCAAAAACTACGGCGATAGCGGCCCCGTTGCTAAAATGATGCACGGCGGCAAAAAAACTAAAGGCGTGACTGGTAAAGCCATGCGTGCAGTTGGTCGCAACATGGCCCGCGCAAACAACCAAAAGTGAGGCTGATATGGCTACATTTAGTAAAAAATTAATGGGTAAAGAAGTTGGTGATGCTAAGGTCTATGCCAAGCCACACACAATGTCGGGCAAGGAAGTGAAAGCTTCTACCAACCCCGGTAAAGAGCCAAACCGTAGCAAGCTAGATACATACGACATGAGCGTTGGTGCTGTTAGCAAGTCTGCTGGTGAAAAACCAACTAAGACTAGCGGCATTAAAGTTCGCGGTACTGGCGCAGCTACTAAAGGTTTGATGGCACGCGGCCCCATGGCTTGAGGAACACATGAACTACACCGAGCTTGTCACGCAGGTAAACGATTACTGCGAGAACTCTTTCCCAACTGACAATATGAATACGTTCATACGTCAGGCGGAGCAGCGCATCTATAACACCGCGCAGCCAGCAAACTTGCGGAAGAACGTGACAGGCACAATTACCTCGACCAACAAGTACTTGTCTGCCCCAGAGGATTTTCTCTCTGTATATAGCCTTGCCGTATACCCACAGAACACTACAACTGCTACCGGCACTGCCGGATCTAAGTCAATTGTGGTGGCATCTACTACAGGTATTGCAGTGGGTCAGCAAGTTACCGGTTCAGGTATTGGCACTAACGCTCAGGTAAGAAGTATCAGTGGAACCACGATCTACTTGACTGAGAACAACGCTACAACGATTGCAAACTCAGTGACCTTTCAAGGTGACTACCTGTACTTGTTGAACAAGGATGTGAACTTCATCCGCTCTGCGTATCCACTGTCTGCTTATGTGGCTGAGCCTAAGCACTACGCACTGTTTGGCCCAACGGTCACCGGCGGTGTAGTTACAAACGAGCTGTCGTTCATTGTTGGCCCAACGCCCAATGCAACTTACGTTGCAGAGCTGCATTATTACTACTATCCAGAGTCCATCGTCACTGCTGGCACTACTTGGCTGGGTGATAACTTTGATTCTGTACTTTTGTACGGCACAATCTGCGAAGCTCTTGTTTATATGAAGGGTGAGGCAGATATGATTGGCTTGGCTCAAGAGCGTTACACACAAGCAATTGCGCTGTATAAAAACCTTGGTGATGGCAAGCAACGTGGCGATGCGTATCGTGACGGGCAAGTACGAGTTCAAGTCGCATGAGTTCAATTGTCCAAACCCAAACCACAAGCTTCAAAACGGAGTTGTACCAAGCTGTTCACAACATGCTTACGGACACGCTCAAGATTGCGCTGTACACGGCAAACGCAGATTTAAACGCTGCCACAACCGTGTACTCCACAACCAATGAAGTGACTGGGGGTGGTTATGTAGCGGGCGGTGTCACTCTAACTGGGGTGACGCTTAACTCTGACGGCTATACGGCTTACATTAACTTCAACAACGTTGTGTTTAACGCCGCAGTGACTTCTCGCTGTGCTTTGATCTACAACGTGACTCGGGGTAATAAATCTATTGCCGTGCTGGACTTTGGTTCAGACAAAACATCTACCAACTTTACAATCACAATGCCTGTCAACACTGCGACGGCAGCTTTAATCAGGAGTTCAAATTGATCGTTACTACCACTAAAGGCGAAATGGATGATTCTCTTCTTGAGAAAAAAGAAGGGGTCGTGGATAATGACAACGAGAATACCACTTGGGTGGAGTATTGGCTTGAGGGTGAATTGGTTCACCGATCAGTTCATGTGACTCTAAAGAAACCATTAACTTACATGGCTGCTGAAGCGGCCTCAATTGCATAAGGAGCTATCATGGCCAACACTCAAAGCATGTGCACATCGTTCATGGGCGAACTCATGACGGCTACCCACAATTTCGGTACAGCACCAATCCGTGCGGCTACCACTGCCGACACATTCAAGGCGGCGTTGTATCTGACTTCAGCCACTGTTAATGCAGCTACCACAGCGTACTCTTCTACCGGTGAAGTTTCCGGTACAGGCTATACCGCTGGCGGCGTGACGGTGACCAACGCTACGGCTCCAATTGCCACAAACAGCTCAGCTACTGCTGGCGTGGCTTACTGGACACCTTCAGCGTCTATTACTTACACGACTGTGACTTTGAGCACAGCATTTGATGCCGTGTTGATCTATAACAGCAGCCAGTCTGACAAGGCGGTGTCTGTTCACACATTTGGTTCACAGACCATTACGGCTGGTACGTTCACACTGACCATGCCTTCCAACACCACAACAACCGCTTTGCTGCGCTTGTCCACAACCTAAAAGGTAAGCCATGTCTCTCGGCTGGGGTGACGGCGCGTGGGGGAGTAATGGCTGGGGCGGTACTCTCGATGCAACAGGAGTTGCCGCCGAAGGTGCGGTCGGTTCCGTCACATCTGACCGCGTTGTTGCTCTTTCAGGCGTTGGCGCTTCTGGTCTAGCTGGAGATATTGCTGAAGTCATTATCATCCCCGAGCAGGGTGATGAGGCGGTAGGTGAAGTTGGCTCCGTTGGTTTAACTGTCACCATAGCCCTGACGGGCGTAGCTGCTTCCGGCGCGGTCGGTTCAGTTGTTCAGAGTCAGACGGTAGCCCTATCTGGAGATGATGCTACAGGTGCAGTTGGTTCTGTTGTCAATTCATCTACTGTTGCACTAAGTGGTGTAGCGGCTTCTGGTAATGTTGGCTCAGTTACACACGTTAAGACCGTTCCAATAACCGGAGTGGCTGGTGCGGGAGCCGTAGGCACTGTTGTCCAGTCTGCATCTGTTGAATTAGCTGGAGTAGCAGCTCTCGGCGCAGTCAATGCCGTTATCGTTCCGTTGCTGCCAAACAGTGCGACCGGTGCAGTAGGATCGGTATCAGGCGACAGAGAGATTGCCTTGACTGGGGTGGCATCTAGCGCAGCGGTCGGTTCTATGGCGCTTGGCCCACGAGTATTGTCTTTAACCGGAAACCTTGCCAGTGGTTTCACGGGTGATGTAATCGCAGTTTATTGGAAACTAATTGATGACAGTGAAACTGCAAACTGGCAAAATATCACCAACTCACAGACACCCACTTGGACTATAGTTGACACTACGGAAACTGCCGATTGGGAAGAAATCGTAACTTGAGGTTTAAACATGACAACAGCATATACATCACTCTTAGGTCTGGCCCTTCCAGTCACGGGGGAACTGAGTGGCACTTGGGGTGACACGGTTAACAACAGCATTACGTCACTTGTTGACACCGCAGTAGCAGGAACGACCAACGTTAGTGCTGATTCAAACGTCACACTGACCACAACCACTGGTGCTTCTAACCAAGCGCGGCAAGCAATTCTGTTGTTCTCAGGTGCGCGTACAGCTATTCGCACAGTGACTGCTCCGGCCCAGTCAAAGATTTATACGGTTATCAATGCGACTACAGGCGGCTTTGCTGTTCAGTTGGTTGGTGCTGGGCCAACTACAGGTGTAACGATTGCCAACGGCGCAAAAACAGTTGTTGCTTGGAATGGGTCAGATTTTGTTGAAGTTTCCAGCCCCAGTAGCATTATTCTTCCCGGCGGCACTGCTAACGGCGTTCTGTATTTAAACGGCTCTAAGGTTGTTACAAGCGGTTCTGCGTTGTCTTTTGACGGCACTAAATTGGAAGTAAATGTTCCGGGGACGACAGGCACTACATCTGCTTTTAGGCTTTCTCGTGGAGTTGGCTATGGCACTACCGATTTTAAACAGTATTACACCAGCAGTACTAATTATGGGTTAACCATTGGGAACACGCTCAACGACTACCTGACGCTAAACCTTGCCAATGGCAATCTTGGACTAGGAGTTACCCCCGATCCTTGGTATACATTAGGTACAGCATTTGAAAGTTATGGCTATGCATTTGAGGGACGATCTGGAACACCTGACTACAGTGCTTATTGGACAAACGCTTATTTAAACGCTACTGGTTCTGCGTTTGTTTATAGAGGGAATGGATTCGCATCTGCTTATTTGCAAGGACAAGGCTCGCATAGATGGCGCACAGCGCCTTCAGGAACTGCGGGTAATGGTATTACTTTTACAGAAGTAATGACTCTGGATGCTAGTGGGAATTTGGGTATTGGTACTACAAGTCCTAGTTATCGTCTTGATGTTAGCGGATTTAATGCAACAGCACGAATTAACTCATCAGTTGCTGGTGGAAACTCTGAACTTCGTTTCTTAAATGGAACTGGTAACAACGCTGCAATTTTGTTTGGCGACACAGACGCAGCAGATGTGGGTTTCATCCAATATGTACATTCTGATAACAGTCTTCGTATAAATGTAAATGCCGCAGAACGTGCCCGTATAGCCTCAGATGGTAATTTTCTTCTTGGTGGTACATCTTCAGTCCCACTAGCTGGGATTTTTGGTCAAGTTATCAACGGCTCGTCTTCTGCTGGAACCGCTTACAACACAAGCGGAAGAGATTGGCTTTTGTTTACCTCAACAAGCGGAGCATATTCAAATGGCCTTATTTTTTATGACAATACGGCTGGATTTGAACGTGCTCGGTTTGACACAAGCGGTAACTTGCTGATAGGGACTACGGGTGGCCCCGGAACACCGGGCCTTACTTGCAACGTGAGTGCAGCAGGTTGGTACGTTGCAGATTTTATTAATACTAGCTCAAACACCAGCTATGGACTCAGAATTAGGCTTCCGGGAGGTGGGAGCTCTCAATATTTAGTTATTGGGCAATCAGACACTACAAACGTGTTTTATATTGCGGCAAACGGAAATGTGCAAAACACTAACAACAGTTATGGCGCTATCTCTGATGCAAAACTAAAAGAAAACATTGTTGACGCAACGCCAAAACTTGCTAACTTGATGCAAGTGAGAGTGCGTAACTACAACCTTAAAGGTGAATACGAACAACACAAACAACTTGGTGTTATTGCTCAAGAGTTAGAAACAGTATTTCCATCAATGGTTGAGGAAAGCCAAGACTATGAAGAAGTGACCACAACAGATGAAGATGGCAATGATCAAACTAAGCGTGTTTTAACAGGCACTACAACCAAGTCGGTTAAGTACAGCGTGTTTATCCCAATGCTTATTAAGGCAATGCAAGAACAACAAGCAATCATTGAATCACTCAAGGCTCGTTTAGATGCCGCTAACCTGTAAGGAAAATCATGACTATTACTTGGAAAATTACAACCCTTGACAGCAATACAGCCGATGGCTTTGTAACCACAGCACATTGGTATGCTTATGCAGTAGATGGAGAACACTCTGCCTCTGCCTACGCAACAGTCTCATGGGCTGAAGGCATTCCTGCTATTCCTTACTCTTCCCTCACAGAAGCTACAGTATTGGCTTGGGTCTGGGAGAGCATTGACAAGGAAGCTACAGAGGCTTCTTTGGCGGCTCAGATTGAAGCTAAGAAAAACCCAGTTACAGCGTCTGGCACACCTTGGTAAACAGGAAGCCACCACCTGAGTTTGGTGGCATACAAAGGAAAATCATGGGAAAAAATGAAAAGACCCCTGTGACAATCGATGGCGTTGAGCACCAGTTTGAAGACCTGACCAGAGAGCAGCAAGTTCTTTTGAATCATGTCGCAGATTTAGATCGCAAACTAGACTCAGCAAGATTCAATGTAGATCAGCTCCAAGTAGGAAGAAACGCCTTCTTTGAGTTACTGAAACAAGCACTGGCCGAACCCAAGGTGTCGGACGTAGAACCTAAGTAACCTTGTCTGGGGGCTTCGGCCCCCGCTGTTTGGTTACTGGAATTTGTTTTAAGTTGTACCTATGATTCCAATAGACCCAATATCAGCATTACAGGGACTACAAACTGCGATTAGCGTAGTCAAAAAGGCAAGCAAAGTCGCAAGTGATCTGGCGGGCTTGGCTCCATCAATTGCTAAGCTTTTTGATGCCAAGAGCACCGCTACCAAGGCGATGCTTCAGGCCAAGCGTACAGGCGGTAAATCTAACCTAGGTGCGGCATTACAGATTGAGATGGCCTTGGATGAGGCCAAGCGGTTTGAGGAACAGCTAAAGATGTTGTTTATGCAGGCGGGACGCATAGACGTATGGAATGCGACCAAGGCTCGGCAAGCTGAGATGGACAGAGATGATGCCAGAGAAATGGCAGAGCTAAAGGCTGAAGAGAAGAAGCGCAAGGAAGCCGAGCGGGAACAGATGGAGTGGGCAGTTGGAATCGTGGTGATCGTGATGCTCTTAGGTGCTGTTGGCTGGGGGCTTAATGAGATGGCTGAACTGTGTGCCAAGACAGGGTGTGGTCGGTGAATGAGTACCAGAAACAGTTTGACCTCTTCCTTAAAGTCTTTGTCAGGCTATGCGTGGCGTGGTATGTCGTTGGTTTTTTGCGCTTCCTGCCTGATGAGTTGGCCGAAAAGGTTGTAAATAAACTACTGGGAATGATTGGTCTATGAGTGACGAAAAGCCAGCAGACGTATTGAGTAAGGTGCTGTCCTATGTGGATAGCCCGTTTAAACTGTTTGCTCTGTTGCTCATGGCGGTGTTTGCGTTTGCTGGGTACTTTGTTTGGCAGAACCAAGAACTTCTGATGGGCGCGTACAAAGAGTCTAAGAGAATGCCAAGCATTGTTGAGGATAGAGTGGAAGATGCTGCCGCCCACTTGTTTAAAACAACTAACGCTACCATTGTGGCTGTATTCAAAGTAAACCCTATGTTTGGAACTAGAGTGCTGTATCGTGCTTACACCAAAGAGGGTAGAGACAAAACCAATGATGGGCTTGATGTTGGGCTGTTTACTCAAAACCAAGCCAACAACGCTGATGTGATTAGGCTGATGGCAAGTGAGATTCCTTGTGGCGAGTACAAGTCAGCGCAATCTGAAATGGGTTTATGGTATATCGCCAAGGGGGTTTCCTACACTTGCCGAGTCAGCATCCCACCTGATCCAAGCCGGTTTGTTGGACAAATCACTGTAGGCTGGGATAATGAACCCGCTGACATTCAAGTAACAAGAACCATGATGGAAATTGCAGCAACCATGCTTACAAGGAGCAAACAATGATTGGACTAGACGCACTCCTATCGGTAGGTGGAAAACTTATCGACAAGCTAATCCCAGACCCAGAGGCCAAGGCCAAAGCGCAACTGGAACTTCAGAAGATGGCTCAGGACGGTGAGCTGGCTAAGATGGCCAACGAAACCGAGCTATACAAGACGGAGCAGAACAACCTGACCGAGCGGGTTAAGGCTGACATGTCTAGTGATTCTTGGCTGTCCAAGAACATTCGTCCCATGACGCTAATCTTCCTGTTGGTTGCCTATTCTGGCTTTGCCATTGCCTCAATATTTGAGTACGAAACCCGTGGCGCTTACGTTGAATTGCTGGGACAATGGGGCATGCTCGTGATGTCGTTCTACTTTGGTGGACGCACAATGGAAAAGATTGCAGATAGGATTAAAAAATGAATCTGACACCACATTTCACCCTTGAAGAACTCACGCACACTGACCACAGACAGTATGACAATACCCCAAACGAAGCCGAGCTGGAGAACCTTAAGCGACTCGCAGCCTTCCTTGAGGAAGTCAAAACTGCCTTGGGCGGAAGACCAGTCATGGTTAATTCTGCTTTTCGCAGCAAGCAAGTCAATGATGCTGTTGGTTCTAAAGATACTAGCCAGCATCGCATTGGTTGTGCTGTGGACATCCGAGTACCTCAACTGACCCCTGACGAAGTGGTCAAAACCATCATTGCGTCTGGCCTGTCATACGACCAAGTTATCCGAGAGTTTGACCGCTGGACCCATGTAAGCATCCCAAACACGCCAGATGCCAAGCCAAGAAAACAGGCACTGATTATCGACAAAACAGGCACACGGCTGTATGCTTGATGCACACCCAAATTGATGGGAAAATAAGCCATGCCATTAAAGAAACTTCAGCAGAAAGCTGGCGTAAACAGAGAAAATACGCGCTACACGTCGGAGAACGGTTACTACGTTTCCGATAAGATCCGCTTTCGCCAAGGCACACCTGAAAAAATCGGTGGTTGGCAGCGTATTTCTTCCGCTATTTTCCAAGGTGTATGCCGCTCTTTGTGGAACTGGGTGACTCTGGGCGGGCAGAATCTGCTGGGTATTGGTACTAACCTAAAGTTCTACATTGAGAACGGTGGACTGTATTACGACGTTACCCCGTTGCGCTCGGCTGTACAAGCTCCCATAACACTAAACAACCCTTTTGACACCGCATCTGGGTCAGACGTTATTAACGTCAATGACACTGCCCACGGTTTACTCACCGGCGACATCGCTACCTTTTCTGGGGCTGTTGCGGTCGGTGGAATTCCGGCAGAAGTACTTAACACTAACCACACCATAACGTATGTTGGAGCTGACGACTACACAATTACCGTGTCTGTTACGGCATCATCCACCGTAACGGGCGGGGGTGGTGCATCTGTTTCAGCAACATATACAAAGCTTAGCGTTGCACTGACAAACCCATTTGCTACAGTCAACGGGTCTACAACAGTCACTGTTACTGACGCAGCTGGTGGCTATACCAATGGTGACTTCGTTACCTTCAGCGGTGCTACAGCTGTTGGTGGCCTTACTTTAAATGGTGAGTATGAGCTAACCGTAACCGGCACATCTACCACTCAATATACAATTACTGCGGCAAGCCCGGCTACTTCCACTGCTACGGGCGGTGGGTCTGCTGTGGTTGCTGCTTACCAAATTAACATTGGCGCTCCTTATGCGCTTCCTTTGGTTGGCTGGGGTGCTGGCCCGTGGGGTGCTGGGCCTTGGGGCGTTGGTGTGGAATCATCTGACCAGATGCGTATTTGGTCACAGGCTAACTTTGGTGAAGACTTACTCTTTGCACCTAACGGTGGTGAGATTTACGTCTGGAAAGCAAGCTCTTTGCTGACTTCACGGGGTGTGGCTATTAACAACTTGCCGGGAGCTTCTTCCTGCCCAACGGTTCAGAGTTCTATTCTGGTGTCTGATGCTTCACGCTTTACGTTTGCGTTTGGCTGTAATGACTATGGAAGCACCATTCAAAACCCCATGTTGATTCGCTGGTCTGACCAAGAGGATTACTTGGAATGGTTCCCCTCTGCAACCAATCAGGCTGGTAGCTTACAGCTATCCAAAGGCTCAAAGATTGTTACTGCAATTCAGACCCGGCAGGAGATTGTTGTATTTACAGACTCAGCTCTGTATTCGTTGCAATACCAAGGGCCGCCAGCGGTTTGGGGTTCCCAGTTATTGGGAGACAACATCTCTATTGCTGGGCCAAACGCAGCTGCAACCGCCACTGGTGTGGTGTACTGGATGGGCATTGATAAGTTCTACAAATACGACGGTCGGGTGCAGACTCTTAGATGTGATCTGCGTCAGTATGTTTTCCAAGACATTAACTTGGAGCAACAGGATCAATTCTTTGCCTCTACCAATGAAGGCTTTAACGAGATCTGGTGGTTCTACTGTTCCGCTGGGTCGTTCACTATTGATAAGTACGTAACATACAACTACTTAGAAGATGTCTGGGCTTACGGCTCAATGGCCCGAACAGCATGGATTGACTCTGCCCTGCGTAAATACCCAATGGCGGCAACGTATACGTACAACATTGTCTACCACGAACAAGGTAATGATGACAACGAAACCGGTACAACTTTGCCAATTACTGCCGTTATTGAGACTACCGAGTTTGACATTGATGACGGCGATCACTTTGGGTTTGTCTGGCGTATCCTGCCCGACATTACTTTCCGTGGGTCTGATACATCATCTCCGCAAGTCACCATGACTTTAATCCCCTTGCAAAACTCTGGATCGGGAGCCAACAGCCCAATCTCTTTGGGTGGCAACTCGGATGCTACGGTAGTACGTACAGCCACTGTGCCGATTGAAGAGTTTACGGGTCAGGTTTACGTCAGGGTTCGTGGCCGTCAAATGATTATGAAGGTGGAATCTACCCAGCTTGGGTGCGCATGGCAGCTTGGCTCACCCCGTATTGACATCCGTCAAGATGGCCGCAGAGGTAATTCATGAGTCTGATCGTCACAACGGAATACGACTTTCAGCGGGTTGAGCCGCCTGCTCTGCCGTTGGCAACAGAGCAATACAACAAAGCGTACCAAGATCAGCTAAACAATGTGCTTAGGCTGTATTTCAACCGCCTGCAAAACATTCTTAACCAGATGAATACTGGCTCAGGCTCAATTGATGGGTCTGGCTTGCGTCTGCCTTACGGGGCTTTTTCTAGCGATCAGGATCAAACAGCCACGGCCAATACAGCCACGTTGATGACGTTCAACACCACAGATTTTTCTAATGGTGTAACCATAGATACCTCTAAAATCACGGTAGCAACTGCTGGTATTTATAACCTACAGTTTAGTGCTCAGTTTCAAAACACTGATACGGCCTTCCAAGATGTTTACATTTGGCTAAAACAAAACGGCGCTGATATTACAGGATCAACTGGTTTTATATCTGTTCCAAATAGACACGCAGGCACGGACGGGCATTCAATTATTGGCTGGAATTACTTTTTGTCTATGAGTGCCAATGATTACATTGAAATATATTGGTCTGTACCTAATGTCGCTGTGAGTATTCAGCACCTTGCGGCTTCTGGCACGCCTACAAAACCGTCTACTCAATCTGTTGTGGCCACAATGTCATTTGTGTCGGCTCTGCCTTAAGGAAAAATATGGCTGAAGATTACAAGCAACTTATAAAGAAACAAATTCTTGGCCAAGGCTTAACCAGTAAATGGTCTGGTGCGGGTTTTGGTTCTGCTGAGGCAAATGCCGAGGACATGGCTAAGATTCTGTCTAGCATTGGCATTACCGACATCAAGCAGTTTGGTAAGGTTCCAAAGTATGAGCCTGTTCAAGAGATTGGTAAAACATACAACGGCAATCAAGTTGTTCAACTCTACGATGAAGATGCTGGCACTTCCAGAAACGTCATTAGGCAACCCGATGGTGGCGCTGATGAAGAGGGAAACCCAACATATAAGATGGTTGATGTCCCACAAGACGCAAAAATAGATACTCAATATGGTCTTGCTCAGGACAACGGAGAGGGTGGTTTCAACTACACACCAGTTGATCCATCAAAAGTTAAAACGGTAAATGGGCAAGCGGTAGCCGATACTGGGCAAACAACATTTGGAAATAAAGTTACTGGTCAAGAAGTCCCGAACACATACACCGAGCGCCAAACGGGGAACTTCTTTGGCGGCACTTATGAGGGAAAAGGAAACACCGGTTACGGTGTGCAGTTTGATTCCCAAGGTAATCCTATCTTTTACACACAGGGCGCGTCTAGCAGCGACATAGGGAATATTGCGCCACTGCTGTCAATTGCTTCATTTATTCCCGGCGTAGCTCCATTTGCTCAAGGTTTAAACGCACTGATTGCAGCCAAGCAAGGCAATATATTGGGTGCTGTTGCGGGCGCTGCGGGTCTTGGGGGCATGACTGAAGTTGCCAACGCAGCTAAATTCGCAGGTGCTCTAAAGAGTGGCGATCCGTTAGCAATTGCTATGGCTGGCGCTAACGCCGGTGGAATAAGTGATATTGGCGGGGTTGACCTTAAAGATATTTCCAAAACAATTGGCGCAGTTAAAGCAATTGAGAGTGGTGATCCACTAGCCATACTGCGCTATGGCATGGACGCTCTGCCAAAAGGTGACGGCCTTACATCTTCTATTGGCCCCGGCAATATGGATGAGTTTAGGGAAAACTTAATTCCCGGATACTTCCAACCCGGTGGTGAAGGGTACATGGCTTCTTCTGGTGGTGAATCCCCCATGCCAAGCCCAGACGAAGATTTCCCGTCTACATCCCCATCGGGTGGCGCTGATTTAAGCCCCGGTTACTACAACGAAATAACGGGTGAATTTGTTTCAGATCCTTTGGGTGGAATACAAGGCCCACTTGGGCCAGAGACAGGTAACTTTGATCCAAACAAAGAGTGGGAATACAGCCTGACCAGACCCGGAGTTTGGACAAGCAAGGATGGCGAAGAGATTGATGTGAGCTATATGCCAGATCGAGACACAGCCATAAGCGGTGGGGAGTTGATGAAAAGAGCTGGGGCTATGCCCGGCGGGGCTAAGAAAGCAGCTCCAGCAAAACCCGCAGCTAGACCAACTACGCCCGGCGCAAGGCCCACTACACCCGGCACAAACCCTGCGGTAGATGCAATAACCAACTTAGCTAATCAACAGCAACAGCAACAAAACGCCTTGTTGAACATGATGATGAGTGACAAGACTGAGGGTGCTAAGATAAAATCTTACAAAGAGCTGTTTGGGGAAGATTTGTTTGGCAGTAGTTACATTCCGCCTTCTGCGCTTGGGGCAAGTGACGGTTTCTCAGGGATGCCGATGCCAATGCAAGGGATGCAGCAAGAGCAAGATGGCGAAGATGGCGGATTTTCTAATGGTGGTCGCGTAAATAGTACTGACGTTGACACCTTGTTACAAATTTTGAGGAGTTAATATGGGCATTCCAATAGAAAATAAATATGGTAGCGATTACGGACAATATGTTCCTGACGTTATGTCCACGATAGGTGGTGAGGCTGCGCGATTTTTACCAATGAGCGAAAGATATGCAATTGGCCCGAATGCCACGGGTGTAGATGGCAAATACGGCAGTGAATACGGAAAAAGAATCCCTGATAACATGCTGGTGGGATATGGTGGCACAAAAGAAACTGGGTATACATCTCCCGGCGGCGATGAACCGTTTGACCTAAACAAGCTTATTGGCATCTCCCCCGGAAGTACTTCGCAATATCGCAATGCAGATTCGCCCAGCAATCGTGACATTGAACGAGACTACAATCTTTTAAATCGCTCAGGCATTACCAACGCCATCAATGATCTTTTTGGAAGCAATCTGTCTGGTAAAGATATAGCAAGCCGTGTTGCCGTTCTTGGTGGTGGCTTGGCTGGCGGCCTTGGTGCTTTTGCGCCTAATCGACAGAAGATTGGATACCAAGGTGGCATTCCCAAGTTCACCGCAGAGCGCAATATGGTGACTGCTCCTCCCGCTGGCAGCCGTCCCGGTGCTGGTGGTGTTAACTACGGCGGGGATGTAAATTACGTGCGTCAACCCGGATCTCCTTCCACGTCTTCTGGTGGCGGTGGTGGAGGCGGCGGTTTTGATTTAGGAAACGTAGCCAAAGTAGCTGGTGGCGCTGGATTGGCTGCGTTGCTTGGCAACTATCTTAGTAAGCCCGGTGGGATTAGCAACATTGCGTCTATTTTTAAAGGAATGGGCGGTAGCGCTCCAGTAAGCAATCAAGGTGGAAGCACTCGTAGGACTGGAGAACCAACCACACCCGCAGGAACACCAGATGAATTTGCTGGGATTGATGAACAGATTAGAGCCAATCTACTGCGGCAGCTTCCAAATCAGTTAAACGAAGAAGAAATTCAAGCTGAGTTTGATCGTCTTCGTGGCGAAATACCAGAGTATCAACTGCCAATGAATGACGACATAATCGTAGAGGACTACGATGACTATCCTTATTTTGGTGAAGGTGAAAGTTTTATGTACGCTAAGGGCGGTAACGTAGATAGCCCTCGATATCTGCAAGGGGAGACTGATGGTATGGCTGATAAAATTCCAGCACGTATTGGCCAAGATCAACCTGCCGCGCTAAGCCACGGCGAGTTTGTTGTCCCTGCGGATGTTGTGTCTCATTTAGGCAACGGCAACTCTGATGCTGGGGCTAAGAAGCTGTACAGCATGATGGACAAGATCCGTCAAGCCCGTACCGGCACAAAGAAACAAGGCAAGAAGATTAACCCCGACAAGTTCATGCCCGGTGGTTTGGCAAATGCTTATGCCGAAGGCGGATCAGTTAAACGATATCAAACTGGTGGCGCTTTGCCTGCTGGCGTAACAGGATCGGAGCAAACACTTGCAAGCTGGACTGGTGACTACATTCCCAACATGCTTGGTAAAGCTGAGGCTTTGGCTAGTGCTCCATATCAACAATATGGCGGCCCATTGACCGCTGGCGCTTCCGGTCTGCAACAGCAGGCATTCCAAGCTGCTGGTAATCTGTCTGTGCCTAGCAGTGTTGGTCAAGCTACACAAACTGCCGGTGATATTGCTGCCAAGGCTCAAGGCATAAGCTACGATCCAACAAAGTTTGATAGCCAGTTCAAAGCACCAGAACTTTCTGCTGCCACGCAGTTTACAAACCAGTTCAAAGCACCCGACCCGTACCAAAGTACAACGTTTAAATCAGGTACTTTTGGTCAAGAGCAAGCCCAACAGTACATGAATCCGTACTTGCAAGCTTCTTTGAACCCACAGCTGGAAGAGGCTCGCCGTCAGTCAAACATTAGCGAGCAAGCAAACAAAGCCGCGATGACCAAGGCCGGTGCTTTTGGTGGTGGCCGTAGCGCTATTTTGACCGCAGAGAACCAGCGTAACCTTGGCACTAACCTAGCTGGTATTACTGGTAAGGGTTATGACACTGCGTTCCAGAATGCTATGTCTCAGTTCAATGCTGACCAAGCCCGTAACATGCAGGCACAGCAGGCATCTGAGCAGTCTAAGCAATTCGGTGCTACTCAGGGTATGACCGCCGCTGACATGATGGCTAAGTACGGTATGTCTGCACAGCAAGCTCAAGAAGCTGCACGTCAGTTCAACCAAGGCCAGTCTATGACTGCGGCTCAGCAAGCTGCTCAGTACGGTCAAGCCGCTCAACAAGCATCCGAGCAATCCCGTCAGTTTGGTGCAAACTTGGGTCTACAAGGTCTTCAGACCGGTCTGCAGGCTGCACAGACGCAAGGTAACTTGGGTATTTCTGGTGGTCAGTTGGGCTTGGCTCAGTTGCAAGAACAGTCACGTCTTGGCGCTACTCAGCGTGGTATTGAAGCTGAAGGTATTGCAGCGGACAAGGCTGCGTTTGAAGAAGCTCGTGCCAACCCATACAAGATGCTGCAGTTCCAGCAGTCCATGCTCCAAGGCTTGCCAATTTCTGCAACTAACTACTCAATGCCGGAGCCAGACGCTCTTACCAATGCGGCTCGTGGTGCGACGACTGTGAATCAGTTACTTAAAACTTTGGGTCTTGGAGGGTCCGGATCCCCAAAGTAGATTCCGCCGCGTCTTCGGATGGCGGCGGGGGCTTGGGTTTAGGTTTAGGGTTAGCTGGTGGTTTGGCTGCGGCAGCGTCGCGCCCTGCTGCGCCTGAGCCTATGTTTACGCCAAGGCAAGAACCGTCTTATGCGTATAACCCACCGCCTCCTGAGCCACCACCTCCGCCTCCTGCTCCGCCGCCTCAAGAATTCGAGTTTATGCAAAACGGTTTTAACGTAGACGACACGCCTGCGTACATCCAAGTGCCTAAAGGTGCTGCGGGGAATGCGGCGGTACAGTTGCCACCTCCGCCTATTACTGAGCCACCACCTCAGCCAGCGCCTATATTCCAGCCGCCTCAGCCTCCACAAGATTTTTTTGGTGGCTTTGACCTAAATCGAGATGACAGGTTTTACGAGCAAATGTTTGCCAAAGGCGGTTTAGTAAATCTTCTCCGTAGACGCTAAGAGAAATTTCAATAAAATGAGCACAGTTATCAGAAGGAATTATCATGGGTATTGAACAACTTGTTGATGCGTTTAAGGGCAACCCACAGCCCTTGCAGGCCAAAGTACAACAGGCTCAGCAAGGTCAACCGCCCGGAGCCATTCCGCCCGATTTGGAAGAAGCCATTGCGCTTCAGAAAATCACTGAGCTGCGTAACAGTGCGCAGAACCAACAAGCTATGCAGGCTGGCGGTGCCCAACCGTCTGTTGTAGAAAAGCTACGCCAGATGTTAAGTGCTGAACAAAGACAACAAGCTCAACCTCCACAGATGCCACAAGGTATGCCTCAAGGCCCACAAGGACAACCACCTATGCCACAAGGTCAACCACCTATGCCACAAGGTCAACCCGTTATGGCTGCTGGCGGAGGAAGCATCGCGCAGCTTATGTCTAATCTTGGTCGGCACTATGCAGGTGGCGGTATCGTTGCGTTTGACAGCGGCGGCAACGTTCCATCGTCGGGTGAATTTGAGGGTTTTGATAACGCTGGAACCTTTGATCTGTTGGCAGAACGAATCCGAGAAGAAACACGAAAAAAAGCAGAACAAGAACTAAACGAAAAAATCAAATTTTTAGAAATGGCCGCTCCAGAAGTTGCGGAAAGAGTTAAAAAAGAAAACGCAGCAAACTTGCAAAGTCCTAAACGCGCTGAGGCTGGGGCTGGGGTTGGTCGCCCAACAATGGAAAATGACCCCCGCCTTGCGAGAAACTTTAACCCAACGCCTACGGGTCCCGGAGCGGGGAAAGCCCCCGGCGCAGGTATAAAAAAGGAAATAACAGGAGTTTCTCCTGACGACATTAGACCCGCACCGTCTCGTGCAACTACTGGCGGTGTAGATAGCGCGCCCATGCCAAGCGGTTTGGCTAGTCTGCCATCAGTGGGCGTTGGCCGCGACTACGAAAGAAAAATGCTTGCTGAGAATCAAAAATTTGATCCCGAGGCATACAAAGCAAAGTTCTTAAAAGAAGTTGGCCCACGAGATCTTTCTGTCTATGACGAAATGGCAGCCGAACTTAAAGCTCGCAAAGAGCGCCTAAAAAACCCAGAACCCGGTTTTGATTCTTTGATGGAGTACTTGGGTGCAATTGCAGAGGGCGGGGGCCGCAACTGGATGGAGTCTGGAGCCAAAGGCGCGTCCAGAGTAAAGGCATTGCAAAAAGAACGTCAAGCCCAACAAGATGCTTTAGTTGACAAGATCCTTGACATTGGTTCCAAGAAGAAAGAAGCCGAATACAACGAAAGACTTGGCTTGTTTAACCTTACCAAAACTGAGCAAGACAGAGTTAAATCTGAAAGCAAAGACATCGCTAAATCTCTTGGTTTGTCTGAGGACAAAGAAATCGAGCAGCGTCAGCAAATGACTATTGAGATGATGAAGATCAAAACTCAGAAAGAAATTGAAGCAAGTAGGGCTGCCAGTCGTGTGGCTGGATCAGGAGCTGGCGATAGACAACAGTTGAATGAACTTAAGGCATTGCAGACCAGCCTAAAAGACCAACTAAAAGAACCCCGCATGATGGGTAAAGCCGGTGATGATTTGCGCCGCCAATTGGCCGCTGTTAATGCTGAGATTGCAAAAATGGCTGGGCTTAGTACAATGGCAACAGCCCCCGGCGCAGCAAGCCCCGGCGGAACCAGTCTGAAATACAACCCCAAGACGGGGAAAATTGAATGAGGTAACACATGGCGTATACAGTAGCTTTGCCTGACGGTCGGACAGTTGAATTTCCCGATGATCTTCCCAAGGACAGAGCTGCTGCAATAATTCGCCAGCAGTTTCCCAATTTAGGGGCTCCAGAAACCACCATATTGGGTGGAGCTAAAGAACTGTTCAAAGGACTTGCGCCCGGCGCAGTTGGGCTTGTGGAAAGCGCTGCTACCGGCGCGTCGGCGTTGCTACCTGAAAGCCTAGAAAAGTCCGCCCGAGAGAAAATTAAATCGGTCGCTACTGCCGCCAAAGCGCCGTTTGCTGCAGCCCCCGGGTACGAAGAATCTATCCCCCGCAAGTTAAGTGAAGCCATCGGCTCAACTGCTCCGTTCCTTCTCGCAGGTCCGTTTGGTTTAGCTGGACGAGCAGCTGCCGTTGGTCTGGGTGTTGGTGCCGGTGCTGGTGAAGCCCGTACACGCGCTGAAGAGTCTGGAGCTACTAGCGAACAGCGCGGCACAGCCACAGCCTTAGGCACCTTACCCGGTGCGCTGGAAGCATTTGCGCCATTCCGCATTTTGTCTCGTATCCCCGATGCGGCCACAGCATCTGCTGTGCAAACTGTCAAACGCGCCTTGGTTGCCGGTGGTGAAGAAGCTGCGCAGGAAGCCGCTTCAGGCTTAGCGCAAAACATGATTGCCAAGGGCATCTACAAGCCAGAACAAGAACTAATTGAAGGTTTGGGTGAACAAGCCGCATACGGCGGAGCCACTGGTGCAATCGTTCAGGGTTTGATGGACTTAGCATTAGGTCGCCGTGCAAGAGGATCCGCCACCCAGCCACCGCCACCTCCACCCCCTGCCGAACCCGGCCCACAGATTGCCCCCGAAGCGCCAGTAGGTACGCAAGGTGCGCTGTTTAGCGAAGAGGAGATGGGCGAACGCATCCCTACTCCTAAAGAAGAACCCGCCGCCCAGCCTACGCCTGCCGCGCCCCAAGGCGAACAACTTGGCCTTGGCTTAGATTTTCAGCGTGACTACGCAGATATTGTCAAAGAGCGCGAAACACTTAAACAACAGCCACAAACTCCTGAAGTCAAGGCCCGTGTTGCCGAACTAAACGATATGGTCTTGAACCTGCACGAGCAGGAAGTTGCAAGTATTCGTGCAGAAAAACAAGCGCAAGCAGAGTTGCAAGAGCAATTCCCCGGTCTGTCGCAACAGCCTGCACAAGCGAGTTTATTCCCCGAAATTGACGTAGTCCGGCCTGAAGCTGCGGAGATGGAGCAGCCAAGACCTACGATATCTATACAGCAGGAAGAAGCCC